TCGGAAAGCTCGGCAAAACCCATTTTCACCTTGCCCAGGGGCGCGGTGACCTTGTCCTGCAAGCTGAGAATGAAAGCCAGGCTGGCGCTACGGTCTGCCAATGTCGTTACCCGTTCAGCGCAATGGCAATGCCGTTAGCTACGGCAAATTCCATGCGTCTCCAGTGTTCGTCCTCCAGCCACTTGGCCATACCCATCGCCTCGGGCGTGGGTTCGGCACCAGGTAGCCAGCGGTGCGTCAGGGCCATCAGCTGGCCCAGGCCGTTTTCGCTCAGGCGCTCAGCGTGCTCGAGCGCTTTTTTACGATCACCTCAACATTGGGTGCGTATTCCTCCAGCAGCGCGCCGGCGATTTGCATCACCATCACCGGGTTGGCCAGGATCGATTTCAGCGTGGCTTTTTCTTCCTGCTTGACGGTGTTCATCAACAGGTTGTTGCCCGGGGCGACCTTGTTGGTTTGGGTCAGAGCGTTGAAATACTTGGTCACGTCCGCCGGCGTCAGATTGAAGGTGAATTCGTTTTCGCCGACTTCCAGGGTGATTTCTTTGTTCTGTTCGTTCATTGGATGACTCACTTATTGAGGTTGGGTAAAGGGTTGCCCAGGTGCGCCGGCGATCGCCGGCAAACGTCCAAGGCGTATTGCTGCAGCCCGACGATCATTTGCCGGCTTTGGGCAAGTTGATCTCGGAGGGTGAAATAATCCTGTCGAGCGTCTGCAGCGAGTTCGGCGCGTCCTGCATCAGCCACGCGGGCGGTGCCGGTGGTGGCGGACACAGATCCGGAGGCGGGACAGGTAGCGCTGACGTACAGCCGGCCAGTGCCATCGCCGACAGCACGGCGCAGGCGTTCGTTTTCAGTGCGTGCATCGGTCAATTCCTTGGTGTTTCGTTGGTCGATCGCATCCCGCTCGGCGAGCATTTCACCGCTGATGCGCGCCGCTTGGCGCAGGCCGACCACCTCAGTGTTCAGGCCTCGCAGGTCTTCCAGCGCTTCGTCGCGTTGATCCACCAGCCGGATAAACCAGTACAAGGGCACCAGGGCGGCAATGAGCATCCCGAACAGTGCGGCCTTGAAAGGTGAAATGGTCATTTCAGGCAGACTCCCACCTCGGCCAGCCGGCGGTTATGCAGCCCGGGAACAAAGCGTTTCTGGCCCTTGCCGTCAGTCACAAAAGCCCACACCGGCGTCTTGCCGTCCGGCGCCCAAGCTAGGGCTTTGCAGCCTTCGGTAATGCGACCGGCGTTAATCAGCGCGACCGCTCGACTGGCGCAGGTGCTGGCCGCACCAAAGTTGTGGCCGTGACTGGTCAGGGCGTCGAACGTGTTCTGGTTCACGTTCGGGTTGGTGATGCACTCGGCCAGCTGCAGCTGCGTGTTGCGGATCACCAGTTGCTCCACCTCGGCGCACTTGGCAGGCGACCAGTAGTCGCCGACCACGACCGGGTACTGGCTGGTGAACCGGGTGATGCCTTTGCACACCGTAGGCAGCCCGCCGGCCAGTTTGTCCGCGTAAACGGTGTTCTGGCCGTTGCCTTCCCAGGTGCCCAAGAAGATCAACAGCGGCGTGCTGGCCAGCGCGATCAAACCGGCGGCTATCCGCCCGCGCAGGCTCATGGGAACCACACACGCAACAGCGCCGGCACGACCATCTGCAGCACAGCGCCAACCAGCGTCAGGATGGTCAGCAAACGCCCGACTTTGGAGCCGATCACGTTTACCGCAAGGGTCAACGCCTGCTGTCCTTTGTTCAGTTCCTTGAGCTGGCCAGTCATGTTTTCGAATTGCTGCTCAAGCTTGGTCACACGAGTCGGCACGGTTTCGTGACGGCCTTCAAACTCGTTCATGCGGTGCTCGATCACGGCAAGTTGCCGCTCCAGCGTTCCCAGACGCGAAGTTTCAGTAGTCATCGGCGTTTACTCTTCTCAACGTCCGTCTGGCACGGAACGCACCGCGTCATACCGCCCAGCGCCTGGCGTGCCGGCGGGATCTCTTTGTCACAGTCCTGGCAATGGGTCAGGCTTGGCCCGACCGGCATAGGCGTCTGCAGCTGCGCCTTGATCGCCTGGTCACGTTGGCGTTGCTCCAGCTCCTGGGCACGGTCGAACCAGTCCACCATTAGCGCAGCCCCTCGGTTTCAGCTGCGGCCAGGTAGGGAACGCCGTTGATACGGATAAAGTCCGGGCTGGTAACGTCAAACGGCACCTTGTATTTGCTCTTTTCGCCGCCCTTGGGATCGATCGACAGCAGGCTGGACACCTTCAACCGGCAACCGAATGCCTCCACACGCATTTCCTCGTCCTCGCCGGCCTTGGCGAAGAACACCGCATCAAAGGGTTTCAGCTCGCGAAAACTGCCTGCCGAGCGGGCGGCGTCAACCAGCAGGTTGAAATTGGTGCTGTCCAGTTCGAGTTCGCCGGCGGCGGCGACATCGCCGTCCACATAGCCGTCCGGAACGCCACGGGTTTGAGCCACTGCCGAGTTGTCGGTGATGTCCAAGGTGCAACTCTCAACGTGCAGCGCGATGTCGCCCAGGTTCACGTCAAAATTCTTGCCGCCAATCTTCGCCATGGCGCGTTACTCCGTTTTGTCGGTGGAAAGATCCAGGGCGATGTTCGCGGCCAGGTCTTTCGGGCAGTTGAGGGGTTTGAGCTTGAAGTAGGCGACCACCTTGGTTTTGCTCAACCAGGTCAGCACCAGGTCGCCGTCTTTCGGCGGTTCGATATCGCCGGGGAACACTTGGCCAGCGAACGTGACGGACTTGGCCATGGCGCGCAGTGGAGCCATCAACTGGTTGGTGTTGACGGCCATGCTGTTGGGGGTGTTGTTCAAGCGCCGATCGGCCACGCGACGGATCAGCAGCGCCCGAATCAGGCGAGCGGCTTTGTCGGTGATGCGCAGGTATTCGACGACCTGGAAGTCGCTGCCCGGGGTTTCCAGCATGTTGCCGTCACCCCAATACACGCCCGGATAGTCCGGATAGGTTTGCGACACTGAGTACCGCGCCCGATCCAGTTCGGAGCGCACAGCCGAGGGCAGGGAGATTTTTTCGCCATCAATCGGCACCGGACCGAGGCCCAGCACGGCACCGGTGGCCACGCGCATCGGGCTGTCGGCGATGCTCACGGAAGCGTTGGCCAATCGGCCAGCCAGCACGCCCAAGTCATTGCCGTGCAGCTGCGGGACAACCAGCACACGCGGCGCGGCGAGGTTGGCCAGTAGCGTTTTTCGCTCGCCCACGTACTTCGCCCAGGTCTGGTCGGCGGTGATGCCGGCAGTGCAGGCCATTACAAAGATTCGACGCCCATAGGTATTACTCAATGAGATAGCAGCGTCATTCATGGCCGAAAGTTCTGCCGGTGCGGTCACCGGCTTGGTGATGATTACAGCCTCGACGGAATAGCCCAGTTGCTGGGATTGCTCCAACGCATCAGCCCAATTGCCCTCGGCGCCGATCGGAGCGGCCACACATGCCCAGCGCTGACCACCGTTGAGACGGGCAGCGGTGATTTGGGTTTTCAGGTCACTGGCCGCAACGCCTAGGGCGGCGTCCAGATCGCTGTCGTTGTTCAGGGGCAGAAACTGGCCGACGTTCTTGCCGGCAGGGCCGATGAATAGAAAGTAACGCTCAATCTCGCTCACTGGCCCCTGGCCCAGATTGAGATTGTCGACGGTGACTTGACCGAGTGCCATGCAGTGCCTCGTTAGCGGGGTGACGTTAGGATTTGTTGCATCACCTGGTTAATCAGGAGATTGGTTTCGCGTTCGGTTTCTGCGCCGATGAACTGGCGTTTCGGGAGCGTGATTTCCCAGCTTTGCGCGCCCGATGACTCGCTGCGCTGGTCGTCCAGGATGCGGATCAGCAAGCCCGCCTTGGCGTAATTCACATGCTCTTGAATCCACGCCACTGACGGCCTGGTCAGGCTCTTTTTGCCAGCCTGACGCACGCGAAAACCCAGCCGTCGCAAGCGCTTGGCCTGTTTCTCAGAGGCCGCCAGTCCCGGCGGGGTTTTGTTCCAGCGGCGCATCTGTGCGGCAGTGCGGCGTTCGCTGACGCCGTTGTGTTGCTGGGCGGCGACCCATCGAGTCAGGGCGTTTTTCCAACCCAGTTCCGCTTCATCAGCGGTCAACCGGGTGACCACCATCAGCTTGGCCAGGCCGGCTTCCATCTTCTTTTTACCCTTGCCGTCGCCCTGACGCGGGGCGAACGCCGAGCCGTCAAGGTTCTGCTGGGCACGCTGACGTTTGCGGCTCATCGTCCGCACGCGCTTGGTGACCTGATTCAACAACCGGCGGCGCAGTTGGGGCGGCATGGCCAGCAACGCCAATTGCTCGCGCACGCCCAAACGACCCAGCACGTCGAGTTCGAACGTGCTACGCCCCGCCATTGGTTGCCACCTCGCCGTGCTCAGCGACCCACAGGTCAAACGGGATGAACGCCCAGGTCTTGCCGAAGGCCTCGACTTCGCCGTCCGGATCTTCGGAGAGATACTGCGGCTCGACGAATTCCAGCGTGACTTCCACGTCGAATAGGTCGGTGTCGACCGGGTCCACGGCGAATTCCGGCGCCGGCAGTTCGTGGCGGTCGCGATCGGTGTCGTGGTTTTCCAGCCAACTGCCGACCAAGGCCATCAGGCGCGCCGGATGGTCGGCGAAGCGCTCCAGAACGATCGCGGCGCGATAGTGCATGTCCGCAAAGTGAATGCCGCCGACGTCGGGTTTCCAGATCAGCGACAGCCTTACCTGCTCGGTGAAACTGTCGAGTTGTTCAGGCTCGACCAGGCGCCGTTCCAGCAGGTAGGCGGTCAACGCCTGCAGCTTGGTCATAGCAACTTCGCCGTAATGCGGCCACGGCCCTGCAGGGCGCGCACAGCCTGCTGACTGAATGCCAGAAACGTGTCTTCACGCTCCGGCGCTTCCTTGCCGGTGTTCTCGGCGCTCTCGCGACGTGTCACGGTGGCGAACTGCTGCAGGGCGCTGGCCTTGGCGCGGCAATATACGGCGCGCTTGTACAGCTTGGCCTTGAACGCTCGTTCAGGCAGCAGCATCGGATCGGCTGTTTCCACGGCGGCGATGCCCACCGCAAGCCAACTGGTTTTGAGCTTGGCCAGATCGGTATTGATCTCAGCCATCGCGATAAACAAGGCGTCGGTCAGCAGGTCGCCCAGGAACTCCGCCGGCAGGCGATAGCCCTTCTGGAGCTCGGCCACGGAAAGGTTCGGCCAGAAACCGTCATTCTCAATTGCCTGTTCCACAAAGGTGGTGGGTTTCCCGGAAAAGCTCATTGCTGACCGCTCGAATTAGGGCGGGGAGACTGTTTTTCGTGAGGCTGTCCATAAATGGCAGACACACGTCCACAGTTCCCCGCTGGGGGGGTAGTCGGTTATTGGGCACCGGTGACGGCGGGTGCTTGTTTGGCGATTGCCTTGCGGCACTTCGCAATGCGCGTTTCATTGCCGGCTTTGGCGTACAGCTCAGTGGAGCGCTCCAGATGCGTAAGCGCTGTTTCCCACTGC